TCATTTGCGCATATGCAATGCAATGTTGGAGATTGGCAAACTCAATATCGTCGCTGATAACCCGGCGGTCTGCGCCGATCCCCATCCAGACCACCAACACAAAAACGTGTGTCACTGCATCTTTGTCAGGATCGTCAGCAGCAATACTGTGCTGGCCGTTTGCGCAGCCCACAGTACAGCCTCGACGCGCTTGGTGCGGTTGTAGAGATCCTTTAGCTGGATGCGCACCTCGGTCTGCAATGCAACCATTTCACGCTCCAGCTTGCTTACACGCTCGTCAAGATTAGGCATCAGGTGCAATCGGCCAATCGCCACCGCTGCCATCCATGTCAGGACTTGCCAAGTTAGGCCAGTTGCCATGGGCAGTGATGTCGCGCAGCGCGGTGCGATAAGTAACCCAATCACTAGGCACAGACCCACCAGCTTCTAATGCTTTTGTTACAACCCAATCACATGCAGCTAGACGTTTATCTCTTTCTGCCCTGTTGCGTATTGCTACTTCCTTATTAGCAGCAGTGACTACAGCAGCCCGTTCTTCAGTAGTCATGTCAGTGACACGGCGAGTGTAGACTTTACCATCCTGCAGATATGGCGTGACGGCCTCGTTCTTCTGTGTTGCACTATCGTAGGCTAGGAACACAACCACCTCGGCACATGAGTTAGCCGCAAGCCAATCAGCATCAGGTCCAGACTTGGGAAAGCTAGTGTTGGGGAACAGAGACTTGTGGTCTGCTATCTCGCCTATGTTACTGCCATCTAATCTTGCTATCATCATGTCTATTGTCCTTTATCTGGGAAGGCTTCTGTCGGTGGACTGAAATTCGCGGTGTAACGAACTGATTGGGAAATTCTAAAATCGTCAATATAGCCCCCAAAGTAATGATAACTTGGGTTATACCCTCTTCCAATAAAGTGAGTTCCTGTTGTAGAAAATGTATTCGCCCCCGTTGCATTAGTTGCAGGTACCGCTGTACCGTCAATGTAGCACACATTTAGGTTTGAACTATTTTTTGTAATTGCAACGTGGTGCCAAGCCCCAGAGTTCATTGCAGAGTTTACGTTAAATTGGACTATTGTAGAGTAACCAGAAGGTTCATAAGCCAATTGTATAGACCTGTCACTTCCACTGCCGTTTATGCCGCTAGTAAAGCACATATATATTGAGGATGCTTCCCCATAAAACATATCAAAGTTTGAGCTATTAGGCCACGCATTTAAGTATGCAAAAAACTCCATTGTGAATGAACCTGTTAGATTTATTGCGGGGATGGCAACGTAATCACTATTACCATCTAGCAACAAAGAAGAAGTGCCAAACTTTTTCTGTGCAGTGCTAGTTTTAGCTGTGCCATACAACGTCAGATTGTTCTGGGCAGTACTGTCAATTGCCTGTCCATCAGCCATGTTTAGCAACAGCTTGGTGTTAGTGATGGCTGTGAGTGGGGCTGTTGGTGGGGTAAAGTTTCCTGTGTAAACTGCTGTACCTTTGACCCAACGAAAGTCACAAATATAACCGTTTACGCTTTCCGAATCACTTCCATAAAACCTGCTTATATAAAAAGTGCTACCTTGAATGTAATCAGTAGAGTCCGAAAAAGACAAATATTGAGTGCCGTCTACGAATGTTTTTGTTGTGCCACTACTTCTTGCAATTACTATGTGCGCCCATCTGTTCAACAGACTAGGTGGCGTAAACGCACGGGTAACGCCAGCAATATTTAATTGAATAGCACCTGTATCTCCATATATCCACAAAAGTAAAGCTGATTGATTGCTGGCAGAACGATAATCAAAATAGGTGTCGGTTGTTTTCTCACGGTGATAAACCCAAAACTCAACAGTAAAATCACCAGTGCCTAAAGCAAAGTCGGCTGAACTAGCAATTGCTAATGAGTCACCAGTACCATCAAAGCTGGCACTCGCCCCGTTTACCGCAGGGTCATACACTGCACTGGTCAGGAATGGGCCAAATGCTGTGACTGCTGAATTGCCATATGGTGTGACTGTGTGAGCATTGCCAGAGTTATCAACGAACCTGTTGCTTTGGCAAGTCAGTATAGCTGTGTTTGAGACCGCCGTTAACTTACTTGTTGGCGCAGTAAAATTGCTCGTATACAGTGCTGAATTTACTGTACGAAAATTTGAAATCTGCCCAGCAAAAAATTCACCAATGCCAGAACCAAATGTTACTTCTGCGCCAATAAGAGTTCTATTATTGTCTGCATACGTTACGTTATCAGTAAAAGTTGAGCCAGTTTGTGTGCCGTCAATAAAAAGTTTTGTGCTGGACCCTGATTTGCATAAAGCTACGTGAAACCAAGTGTTAGCAGTCAAAGCATCACCTGATGTTATTCTGTACGAGGCACCAGTGCCACCAACGTAAAATTTTAATGTTGCCGCATCTAACACTAAAGTTTGGTAAAGCCCATTTGTGGAATCTGGTCTGTTATCTAGGAGTGTACCAAACTCACCAGAACTTACATCTGAAGGATTAATGAACATTTCTATTGTCCAATTACCAGACCCGCCAGTTGCTCCTTCGTTAATTGTTAAGTAATCTCCAGCGCCATCAAACGACACACCCCACTCACCATCAGGTCTAGCAAATGGCCCAAAGCTGCCTTGGGTTACATTGCCGTTTGCAGTGATGGTATGGTTAGATGCAGAGGCATCGGTGAACTGACTGTTCACGCCATCGTTGCTCCCGTCAAAATGACTGAGGAACGAAACTCGGTTAAATTCTGAATCACTAGGCGAGGCTACCGCACCCGACCCCATCATGATTTTTTTAGCTACAATGCTCATTAGGACATCACCTGCCCAGCGGTAAACATATAGTAATTAGTCCCGCCATCCACCGTGTATCCGCAGAACACGTCAACCTCACCGTTGCCCGTTGATAGCGTAGGCGCTGTATCGCCAGCCCATTTTATAGACGAATGCCATGTGATTGTTTTGGCGCTACTGTCTTGAATAACCTTTAGAGTAAACGCAGATACCTTGCCGCTAGCCGCTGGGTTGGCAAATGATATTGTAGTGTTTTCTGTCAGCGTGTGGCTGAAATTGTTGGCTGTGCGGAGATTGATTGACACCGCGTTACTGCTAGATGTTACCGCTGCATATTCTTCGCTAAATCCATTGTCTAATGTAATCACACCATTTGCGTCTGCCGTAACTGTCTTGCTGGCCTCAGACAAGCCAAGGGTTGTTATGTTGTTGTAGTTCAATTCAGCCGCTATGGCCGTCACGCCAAGGTTTGTCAGCGCCGTTGCTGCGCTTGCTACATCGCTGAGATTGTTTGCCGCAACCAACGCGCCTGACGTGTCAAACGCCGCAGCGACCCAAGCTGAACCATTGTAGACCTTAAGCGTGTTCGATGACGTGTTGAAATACAGATCCCCGGTGGAAAGATTGCTAGATGGATCTGACGATGCAGCGCCGTGATATTGCGATTGGAATGTTGATAAACTGCTGGCTGCAGATGTGGCAGATGATGCCGCTGCTGTCGCGCTACTGCCTGCCGCTGTGGCGCTGCTTGCTGCTGCTGTGGCAGATGATGCGGCTGCTGTTGCGCTGTTGCCTGACGTTGTTGCTGATGACGCTGCTGCCGTGGCGCTGCTGGCCGCTGCTGTGGCTGATGACGCCGCTGCTGTTGCGCTGGTGGTCGCAGATGCAGCATCCACGATCAGCGCCCACTTAGCTGCGTCTGTGTTTGTGGTGAGCGGCTGTGATCCGCTGGACGTGTGAGCCGTGATACAAATAAAGATATTGCCTGTGCTGGTGTCTTTTGCCAGATCCCTGACAGCATAGGCTGTGCTTGCTGCCCAATCCCCGCGATACGTGCCTAGCTCCTGGGCGATGCTTAGGTTGCCGCTGCTGTCGAATGAGAACAGCTTATTGGCCCGGTCTGTCGCGCTGACGGTAAATTCGCTGTCGGCAATCACGTTTGTCTTTGACGCCTTGATCGATCTGCCGATTTCCTCATCATGGGTTTGAACCATGAACGTCAGCTTGTCTAAAGCATCCTCCATCGACCCAGCCGGGAAAGGATCGTTTGGCACCAGATCCAGCCCTTGCAGGTTTGGCTGCACCCGCAGGATTGTCAGGGTTGTCCCGCTGGCCGGGGCTGTCCCCATGGTCACGTTGCCGCCAGATGCTTCACCTACGCCGCTGAC